AGATGTTGTTAAGCAAAACTTAAAAAACTTGGTATTGACTTCTCCTGGTGAAAGGATTATGTTACCAGATTTTGGTGCTGGTGTTCGTCGATTACTGTTTGAGCCAGGGACAGCGCAAACTTACAACCTTGCTAAAGAAAGAATTTCCTCACAAATTACTAGGTATATGCCATTTGTTGAGATTCAAGATTTGTTCTTTTTAACCTCAGAAGAGGACGAGAGTTTATCGCCTAATGCAGTCAGGTTGGTGCTGAAGTATAATATAGGTCCAATTAATGACAGCGATACCTTGATAATAACTCAGAACCAGAACTAATTACTGAAGCTTAGAGGTTTAGTGATGCCAAAACGCCCAATAAATTATACAAGCAGAGAGTTTGAAACGATCAAAGAATCGCTTGTAAATTATGCAAAACGTTATTACGCAAATACATACCAAGACTTTAACGAAGCGTCCTTTGGTGCAATGATGTTAGATCTGGTTGCTTACGTCGGCGACCAGCTTTCTTTTTATACAGATTATCAAGCAAACGAAAGCTTCTTAGATACAGCTATCGAATTGAATAATGTGCAGCGACTCGCAAAACAGCTAGGTTACAAAATGCCTGGTTCTCCTACTTCAACTGGCGTTTGTAATTTTTATGTTCTCGTCCCTGCGGCTGCTACAACTGGCGGGCCGGATGTTAATTATATTCCTATCCTGCAACGTGGCACCATTATCGGCGGACAGGGTGGGGCTGTGTATACAGTTACACAAGATGTTGATTTTACTGACAGCAACAATGAGATAACAGTCGCCAAGGTTGACACTGATACGGGTGTTCCAACAGAGTTTGCCATCAAGGGTAGAGCGCAGGTGATATCGGGTAGACTAAGAGAAGAAGAGATTACTGTTGGCAACTACCAAAGATTCTTAAGATTAAGAATGTCGGCAGCAGACATATCTGAAATAGTGTCGGTCGTTGATTCACAGGGCAATGAATACCACCAGGTAGACTACCTTACCCAGGACATAGTGTTGTCGAAAGAGCCGAACAGAGGAACAAATAGAGATTCAGTTCCATTTATTATGAAAACAAAACCGTGCCCCAGAAGATTTGTTACCGAGTTTGACACAGAGGGAACAGCCTTCTTGCAGTTTGGATATGGTTCTTCTGATAATTTAACGGGCGATTTGCTGGCTAGCCCAGCGGACGTTGTTTTAGATATGACTGGCAGAGAATACGTTTCTGACACAACGTTTGACCCGAGTAACCTAATAAAAACAGATAAGTTTGGTGTTGTGCCAGAGAACACAACTCTGACAGTTACCTACAGGTCTAATGACGGCACGAACATAAATGCCGCAGCTAGCACAGTCAATCAAGTTTTTGAATCCTCATTTACTTTTGATAACCGTGATGCTTTATCTGACCCCTTGGTAAATGGAGTCGAGGCCTCTTTGGAGGTTGAAAATCCTGAACCCATCCTGGGAGACACGGAAGAGTTGACGGCGGATGAATTGAGGATTCGTGCGTATGCAGCATACGCATCTCAAAATAGAGCAGTGACAAAAGAAGACTATGTCAGTATCTGCTATCGTATGCCAAGTGGTTTCGGAAAGGTTAAAAGAGTTAACATAATGCAAGATCCCAGATCTAACAGGAGAAACTTAAATCTTTATGTTTTAGCTGAGGGTTCGAATGGAAGATTCTCTGTAGCACCAAGTCAATTAAAAACAAACTTGAAAACTTGGATTGACAGATACAGAATGATCAACGATACGGTAGATATTCTAGACGGAAAAATAATCAATTATGGAATACAGTTTGAGGTTGTGTCTGAGACTGGAGTAAATCGATTTGAAGTTTTGAATGCTTGCGTCGATAAACTGCGTGAAAAGTTCTTGAATGTTTCTAAGGAGATGGGAGAGCCAATCTACATCTCAGAAATATTTAAGCACCTAAACTCTGTTCCAGGAGTTGTTGACACAACTATGGTCAAACTGGTTAACAAAACAGGTGGGTCCTACAGTTCTTATGCATATGAAATTGAAAAGAATCTTTCTGATGACGGAAGATTTTTAATAGTGCCGCCAGATGCAGTTGCAGATGTGTTGTTTCCTGATGACGATGTGACGGGAGTTGTTAAATAATGGCCATCAAAAGATACTTTGCTTCGCAAGACAATACAATTACCAATGCTTTTAAAGCTAATCTTAGGACTAGAGGAACTGGTTCTAATATGGGTGCCTCTGACATACTGGAGGCTTTTGTTATACACGGGCAAACTTCGGCTTCAATTGACGCTGCAAATGCAGAGCAAGCAAGAATTCTTATACAGTTCCCGATAGATGCTATCGTTTCAGACGTAACAGATGGAGTTATACCCTCTTCAAGCGTTGAGTACAGGCTAAAAATGTTTAATGCTCCGCACGGGGACAGTCTGCCATACAACTACCCTCTGAAAGTTGCTGTTGTTAGTGGCAGTTCTTGGGACGAGGGTCGTGGGCTAGATATGAACGAGTATACAGATTTCGGTGTCTGTAATTGGATTTCTAGTTCAACAGGATCTCCCTGGGTCAGCCAGGGTGGCGATTTCTATAACAGCGCAAGCAGTGGCGACACATCCTATTCTTCAAGCTTCTACTTGTCGGGCGGAGCAGAAGACCTAGATGTTGATGTTACTTTTGCTGTTAACTTGTGGAGATCTGATGGTATTGGTACAGCATCAAACTTTGGATTTATGATCAAGCACGATGACGACATTATTTCTGGATCCTCTGGTTCGTTCTTTACAAAAAGATTTTTCGGAAGAACAAGCGAGTATTTCCTTAAGAGACCTTATATTGAAGCTAGGTGGGACGATTCCAGAAAGGACCAAAGAGGCGTCACAGTAATTTCAAGCGCCCTTGCGCCACCAGCAGACAATCTTAATACGGTGTATTTATACAACCGAATACGTGGCCAGTTGAGAGACATACCAAGTCTAACGGGCGATGATCAAATAATCTATGTTAGTTTCTACAGTGGTAGTAATGCTAATGAGCCAACAGGGCACAGACTTCACGTTTTAGATTCTGCGGGCTTAGTACAACAAGAGATAACTGGTGGCATCGTAGTTGAAAATGGGGTGGCTAGAACGGGGATATACAGTTGCTCGTTCGCAATAACGAGTTCCTTATCTACTGTTCACGATGTGTGGCACTCTGGAAGTGTGGAGTATTTCACAGGGTCGATCAGCCTGGAAGGATTAACAGCAAGTTTTGCTCAATACGAAACACAACACATCAGCGATATTACTAACCTTAAAAAGTCCTATGTGAAGGGACAGAAGCCAGTCTTTAGAGTGTATGCTAGAGAGAAAAACTGGAGTCCAAATGTTTATAGCGTCGCTGTATCTGAGCCTCCGACCGAAATAATTGAAGATGCCTATTGGCGTCTGTTTAGAGTTGTCGATAATCTTGATGTTGTCCCGTATGGCACAGGAACATATAATCACACCAGAATGTCTTATGATGTTAGTGGAAATTATTTTGAAGTAGACACATCAATATTAGATCAAGGATATGCTTACGGATTACAATTTGTTTACTACTTAAATGGAAAGTATGTTGAGCAGCCAGAGATATTTAAATTTAAGGTTGATGAAGAGCCCGTATGAGCATAAAAAAGTTATTTGAAAATAGTAAGCAGGCCAACTCTGTAGGAAAATACCTCAAGAGCAGCGCAGTGGGTGCTTTAAGTGGCGGTATTGAATCTGCTGATCATCTTAGCGAAAGTATAAGACGTCAGCAAGAATTCACAGCACCATTGGATTATGGTAATCCAGACGAGTTTGCAAAGTATGGTTCTGCTGAAAAGTACTACGAAAACTCTTTCAACTATATTCTTCAAAACTATCCCTATGACGGATCAGCTTACGAAAAAGAAAAGTTCTATAATGATCTAAGTCCAATAGAAAAGTACATTTTCAACGAAAGATATCCCAGGTCAACTGGATTTGTAAATATCGGGACAAACTATGGTACAGCCGTATCTCACAGTTCCCATTATTTCTCTTCGCCCAAAGATGAATACATTCAAATAAAGGGTGGTCCTCATTCTGGCACAGTATTTTCTTCTAATTTTAGACAGAACAATTTGGAGTTTGGTGGACCTAGTGGATCAACTGTTGAATTTTTCCTGTCAAAGTCTGCAATTCCAGGTGGGGGAGCAGTTTCAACAGCCCAGTCTCCAAGGCAGGTTATCTTTGATCTCTGGAATGGAGTTTCTACAGGGTCTGTTGATGATGACGAAACAAATGGTTGCTACGGTAACTTAAGGATTGAATTATCAAAAAGTGCAGAGGATCGATTTCTGGTTACAATGCTGTCGGGTACGGCAGGGTACGTCACTCAGTCGGTCCCAACCACTGGCGGAGTTGGCAAGTATATTACAGGTAGCGGATTTAATCATTTCGCTTTTGTCTTTAATACTTCCGAAAGTTCGCCAACGATTGATTTTTATATAAATGGTGTTTGTCATGAAACAGGCATATCTCCTGTAGGACATCAGGCCGGACAGATCAGCCTTGTTACAGGTAGTCTAATTGGTAACATTGGCGCTCTTCGTGTAGCTCCATCGGGTGTATCTGATTCTAACTCTATGCAAGGACGTGGTAAACTTTCTGGCGCTTTGGACGAGTTTAGATTTTGGAAAACAGCTAGAAGTGGGGAAGATATTGGCAGGAATTGGTTTACTCATGTTCACGGCGGAACAGACACGCAAGACGCAAACGTAGGTCTTGGTGTATATTACAAGTTTAATGAGGGGGTGTCTGGCACAGGAAGTGTTGATAATGTTGTGCTAGATTATTCTGGCAGGCTGTCTAACGGAGCTTGGACAGGGTATGCGGCCGGCGCTAGAGATACTGGCTCTGCCGTAACACTTCAAGCGTTAACCCAGTCAGTATCTGGACGCACAGAACCAGAGGATCCAATTGTTATACCGTCGGCTTCGGTGCTAACTGTTCGTAGAGACGAACTAAAGCAGGTAGGGCTTGAGCACGACAGAAACAACTCCTCGTATATTCTTAACACATTTCCAGACTGGATTGTAGAAGAGGATTCTAGGTTTGGGTCCGAACTTAAAAATTCGACGCAGATAATATCGACATACTTTGATACTTTGTATTCTCAAATATCTTATTTGACAAGCATCAAATCAATGGACTACATTAGCGGGAGCGCTACAGGTAGCATATTTGAGTTTCCTCACAACGATAGGCTAGTAGAAGAACTGGGGATGGAAGCCCCAGAACTTTTCCAAAACGCTGATCTGCTGGCACAGTTTCTAAAAAGAGATGGGAGCATAAACTTTCAATATGATCTTGCATCGATTAAGAATACAATATACAAAAATATCTACAACAACTTAAACCACGTCCTTAAGTCAAAGGGTAACGAAAAAGCCATCAGAAACTTGGTTAGATGTTTTGGTATAGATGAAGAAATATTGAAAGTCAATGTTTATTCTGATAACTCAACCTACAAACTAGAAAACAATTACAGGGCAGATACAAGCAATAAAAAATATGCTGACTTTACGGGGCTAATAGACCAAGATTCGTCTAACGCTACGGTCTATCAATATCCAAATTCTGACTTGCCAGAATCTTATGGTGTGATAAGTGGTAGTAGTGGTAGTGTTAGTTTAATAGAGTTTGGTTTCACTGCACAAGCAGAATTTGTTTTTCCAAACAGAAAAGAGATAGACACACTCGACCACACTCCAATACAAGTGGTCACGTCGTCGCTGTTTGGTTGGCACACTCCAGCAGGAGAGCACAAACTACTGTCGTCCTCCACTGATACAACCTACCAAAGCGCACAGGTAGATGCAGGTTTGCACGTTGTTGCGATTAAATCTGCATCACAAATGGCCGAGATCACATCTCCTGGTCACAAAGTTAAGGACGTATTTTTTAAAGTTCTAGATAGACACGACAATGAACTCATAGTTTCTCCTGTTTTTAGGAACGTGTATGAGAATCAAAAGTGGAATATCGCTTTGTCTGTTCACCCAAAGAGGTTCCCATTTGCGCAGACCTCTGGTGCTAACGCTAATTTGCATGACGGGTACGATATAGACTTTTATGCTGTAAATTATGATTCAGGTCTTAGACAAGAAAGCTACTACAAGACTGGATCTTTAACCTATAGGTCAGGGTCTGATATTGTTTCTGCTGCAAAAAGATATTATGTTGGAGCCAGAAGAGTAAACTTTACAGGATCTATTGTGACTCGCAGTGATGTTAGAGCATCGAGCTTCCGCTACTGGACGGATGTTCTTCCAACTGGTACAATAGATATGCACGCTAGGAGTGTCGATAGTTATGGTACGTTTAATCCTACTAGACAGGCATACACTTTCCAAAGCGACAACCCAGGGATATACATTCCTCAAGTAGATACCTTAGCACTGCATTGGGATTTTGCTGACGTAACAGGAAGTGACTCCTCTGGACGCTTTAATGTAAATGATTTTTCCTCTGGGTCTTTAGATTCTGGAAGTGGTGGCGATCTTTATCACGAATCACCTCAGCACATTAATTCTAGACAGCACACTGGCCGAGGCGACTTTTTCCCTGCTTCCTCAACGCCAGTTCGAAAAGAGCTATTGTATACAGACAGGCTCGAATTACCAGAGTATGCTGTCAGTAGTGATATGGTGCAAGTTAAGAATATGGATGACGCTGCGTATGCACCAATGCTTCGCCCTGAAACATTTTACTATGCGATAGAAAAAAGCATGTACAGAAGTATCTCTGAGAGGATGCTGCATTTGTTTGCGTCTGTTGAGGAGCTTAATGATCTGATAGGCGATCCAGTTAACAGATACAGGCCAAACTATAAGTCTATGGAAAAACTTAGACAAATATTCTTTTCAAAGGTTGGTAACACACCTGACTTACAAAAGTATCTTGACTACTACAAATGGCTAGACTCTTCGATCGGACAAATGTTAGAGCAGCTATTCCCAGCGTCTGCTAAGGTCGCTCCAGGTGTTAGAAACATAGTTGAAAGTCACTTGTTAGAAAGATCTAAATTTAACTACACTTTTATGGGCAATAGGAAAAAGTCTCTCCGACAATCTATAGTTGGCGGTAACGAAGCAAATGTAATTAGTAATCCAGAGCCTGCTGGGCTTACGCCAGAAATTGATGAAACACCTCCGCCTCAGAGGCAAATACAAGCAGCTAAGCCAATCAAACCACCGCCACAAGTGGTGAAACCAAAAAATATTCAGATTGTAAGTAACGCAGGGCTCGTTAGTCCTGTTTCGTATGATCTCTTGAGAGCGCCCTTACCAGAGTCGCCACCGCCTGAAAATAAAAATACCTTGTGGTGGATGACCCGAGCAGAAAGATATACAGTTACTATATCACAATCAGATCCTGGGGTGATGGCGTCCAGAGAGGCCATCTTTAAGCAGGCGAAGTCTTTCTATTCTCCTAATGGTCTAGTCACAATTAGTGCGTTTTTGCCTCAAGAGTTTCAACCAACTAATCAGGGCATAGGTAACGAGAAAGAAAAGAAGACAGAAGTAGGAAACGCAAAGGTCAAGTTTGGTGGACTACAATTAGATCAAGACACAAAGGATGTCATTATCCCTAACCAGAAGGCACAACGTCAATTAAGTGCATCTGTTGACGGTAACGACTTGCAAGGACAGGTCGTCTTACCGTTTACTCCAGTTAGTTCTACAATTAATTCTGGATACCAAAAACAACTTCAGGATGCAGGACTAGAGAACGTTGATTTTTCAAACTTGCATGTTCGACCAACTGCTATGCAGTCTCCATTTACAAAGGCACATGTGGGCGGGCAACAGGCAAGGTCAGCGCCTCCAGGTGCTCAGCTTAACCAGTCTGATAATGTACGAAAAGAATCATACAAGTTAGAGATTGCTGATGCAGCAGGCGAGTTCGACAAACCAGATGCCCCTACACCTAAGGGACAGTACAAACGTGGTACTGGTGCTTCTAGTCCTGTAAGTGTTGCTAACATACAATCAACAACTGGAACTTTATCGCCTGAGGGTGGCGTTAGTATTTTAGGTAACTTTACCAAAAACTATGAAGTTGTCAATATTAACAACCGTGCTGCTACTAATGTTGACTTTGCGTTTAATCCTGATTCGTATCACACAGCCTCGCTGGCTAGTGGTACAATGCCAACGGCCTTCTTGACCTCGGTCAGCAGAAGAAATGATGGACTGACTGGCTCGGTTGAATACACTGCGCCAAGACAGCGTGATGGTGTTCGAACTAACAAGACGATCATAGCAGATAGATTTTCTGCGCCTGGTAGTAAGGAAGACTCCAAGCAGTTGTTTAGAGATAGATCTTCGGACCAATTCTCACCAAATAATGCGTTGCCATTTAGAAACATAAAGGTAAGACAACGGTACAATACACTTCTCAAACGACACACGGGCTTTGGTGGTTTCCAGACATCTTCTTTGGTAACCCTGTTGGATCGCTTTGATTCTACAGATTTAAGTTCCCTTAATGCAGGAATAGTGTCCCTTCCTTCTGTTCACGGCGATGATCTTTCAGTCCACACAGCATCGCTTGTGGCAGTTCACAAGACACAACGAAATACCACGCTAAGACTAGAACTTGTTTCTGGCAATTTACAATCGCCTTTAGTTCCTATAATGAAAACAGGGTCGTCAAGAGATAATGCTTTTGTTACGAGACCAATCCCTGCTGGTGACAGATATAGTTGGTTCTTAGCTTTGTCACACTCGCAAGATGCTCTTGGAGATTATCCAACACAAAATGTTGGCGATAATTACTACAACTTCATTTTGTCGTCATCCAGGTATCCAGACGACATAACCCTGTACACCTCTTCGTTGGCCACGGCAGAAAAAGACAGAATTTACCCAGGCAGTTTTGCAGCACAAGCAAAGGGTGTTTTTAGCAACTCGGCTGGTGGCATCACTTATATTTGGGAAAGAAATGGTGCTGGACTTTGGTCCCCTTGGACTCAAACTCGCTTTGGACAATATACAACTAAAGGCAAGTTTAATGCTAAACAAAACTTTTATCTAATTGATTCTCCAATGTTGACAAAGAAAGCAGAAAGCGTTGATCAACAAACTGGTAAAAAGCTAACAGTTACGGAACAGATGGAGACATTTAAAGATTTTCAGAAATCAACTGTGACTGATAATGATAACTCCCTCCAGCTTTTTGCCGGCGCAAACGGAAATATTCTTATACATCACATCAGTAAAAGATATAAAGAGCCGCCAGTAACCTCAAGATATAAGCCTGTCATACATCAGGTGAAAACTAAACGAGGTACGGCTGGACAAACAGAAAATAAATCTGTTGACGTAACTGTAAAATACTCATACGGTAACGAATTGCAGGGCTTTGCAAATAGGGGCTTAAATATAGATTTAGGAAATAAGCAAGATTTTAAACTTGGTAAACTTAAAAGACCGTATGAAGTTCTTAGAGATACTTTTGTAGACAATGTTGACCCATCGGTTGACGGCTCAGAGCTAATAAAATTGATGAGCTACAAAGAAACAATTTATCCAAAAGAAATTTACACTTATCTTTCAGCAACAAGAGCAAGAAACTTTTATGAAAACAGTTTCTGGAGATCAGATGTTAAAACAGGATCGGCTCAAACGTTGCTTGCAACAGTGACAAATATGTCTGGTCTTATTCACGATTCCAACATTCAAGATTTTAATAGCAACTGGGAAAGAAGAGCAGATGATAGACAGTTGGAAGGTCGAGGCTATTCTTCTTCGTTTGATTACTTTGTAAAAATGGATGAGCAGTTCCCAGTAGCAATTTTTCAAGGCAATTCTTCAGGTAACTTTGGCTGGGATCCTCCCCTGAAAGCAACACCTTACACTGGTCAGGGGGGAAGCAGAAACCCTGGAACTGGCTCAATATGGCCACTAGACTCTTTTTACTACGCCGAGTTCTCTGGGGTATTGCCAACGTCTGCATATAGCGGCACAGATCAGGGTACAAACTTATTATTCTGTATGGCATCGACAATGCCTGCTGGCGAATTGATGATGCCTCATTATGGTATAGTAATGAGCGGTAATGCTGCAAACAGCAGTTCTGAACTAGGCGGTATCAGGTTCAACACTTCTAGCTTGAACTCGCCACAATACATTTATACATTGCCAACAGAAAAAATTAGAACAACAGATATTTCAAATCGCACTGCTAAGTTTATCGCTGAGGCTAATGCAGTTGGCGGACCAGTTACCAGACCTGCTTGGATTGCAGCTAAGAGAAGAAAATTTGTAGACGGACCAAAGAAAAATACACTTGCACCAGCTAGGTATCCGTGGTATAATAGCTACGAAGATTGGCAACAAGAACTAAGAAACTTAGGAAAAGACCACACAATTATCCCTGAGTATCGGATTAGTGAACTTATGCCAACGTATAAAACTCTTGGTAGTTTTGGTACTGTTTTGTCTGGTGCTCTCAGTGTTACTGGTGCGACAAACGACACTGGTTCTCGGTCTGCGTTTAACAGCGCTGATAGAGAATTTTTGCCTCGCTACGCCACAACCGACGCAGCAGAATATCTTAAGAGCTTTATGAAAGCTGGATCTAAAGATAAAGAGTTCAACAAGGACCCAAGGCATCTAGAAATAAAGTCTGAAGCCCTGTTAAAGTTGTTACCTTACGAGGGCTTCTATCCAGTTCTTAGAACTCTTGAACTGGGAAGATTGTTTTCTCAATCTTACGGTCATGCAGTTGAATATAGTGGAGAGGGTTATACCAATGGTGCGCCCAACTATAAGACTTTAGAGCCACCGTCGCCAGGTACAACAAACGATAAGCAACCTAGAGCTTTTAGAACAATTTCAAGGCCATTCTTCGCACCAGGTATTGTATATAACTCTATTAAGGCAGGTGTCGGTGTTCAGTATCCTATTATGCGTAAGGGTATGGGATCGATACAATCGTCCTCAATACAAGATCCATTGCATGGGCAACTGAGTGCCTCTATCTTTTTCTCATTGCCCAGTGGCGACATTGGTATCTCAGGATCTGCGGAGACAGCTATTACAATCCCAGGTGGACGTCGCAGAAGAAAAGAGGGTGCAGCAGACAACTTCGACTTCTTTAAGTTAGATGCTGGCGTTGAAGGCGATCAGTTAAAGGATGGCAGCCGTGGCGCACCGCACAGAATGTTCTATTCGGATGTTGTCCCCTTTGAGGGTATCTTTAAGCCAATGGAGCATATCTCGACAGATAAAAGAGGCATAGTTTTATCGGACGTAAACCCAGTTCTTTATCAAGAGATAACTGCCTCTGTTCCCACCACAGGCGCACTTGTTACTTCTGAACAAGAAATAGGTGAGGAATTGGTAACCGTTACAGAGTTTATTAAGTTTGATGATGATTTATATCGCCTTGGAATGTCAAACTTTATGGCAAATATACCGAGATTCTTCTTGAAAAAGAAAGAAGATGGCGGGTTTATGTCTAAGTTTGTTGCTGAGATACCTTCCAGAGCCCCGGCAGACAATCCTGCTGGTGCCGCAGCAGCACAACAAAATGAGGCTAGGACAGTTTCAGTTTCTAAAAACAAGGCTTATATTATGGAGATAGGGCTTAAACAAACTGATAGGCATATGATGTACAGCAACCCCGCTGCTTTTGGGCCTGCCACAGCCACAGGGTCATTCGATTGGAACGAGATGTTGGCTGCTGGACCATCTGCGTCAGCACCGACTGCTGTTACTCATGGAGCACAAGCAACTGCAAGCTTGACAATGAATAACTTTGATGAGAATCTTATAGATGGAAACTTCTTTGCAATAACTGGCTCTAATTCTGGTGGAACAACAACTCAAGTAACGTTTACCTTTAGCAAGAGTGCAGCAGCAAGTGCTCCAGCTAAAGCAAGTGCAACTGAATACACAGTCGGTGTTCAAGGCGTTGGCAGCGAAGTAGATCTCGGCGGCGCTATTTTTAATGCGTTAGTGTTGGCAAAAGATAATGGTGATCTTATGACAGATTCCTCCGCCGATTCTGGTACTGGTACGGTGAGTATTACCCAGCAATTGCGGACAGACAGATTTAATGGAAACGAAATTGTTGGAACTGCTGTTGAGCCAGACCAGCCAGGTGAAGGCGTTACCACGCCAGGTCCTTTTGCTGGTGGCTTGTTGGCTCCATTGTTTACGGTTGCAACGACAGAACAGACTGGTGGACTTCCACAGGGGCAAGAGTGGCCTTACCACCGAGCAGAATTTGCGCCATACACCCCAACGTATTTTTATGGTCCAAGCGTTGTCAGAATTACCTACGTCCCAAGGCAGTCCGGCGAGGTAACACTCAGAGAAATTCTTAGTGGCGAAGAATTGTTTGTTGAATATAACAATGAAAATGGATATTATTATGATTTTGACTCTGGATCGTTTGTTGGAACAAACAACCAGGTGCATAGCCTTGATGGTGTGCCAGCTTATGGTTTTAACAGAGCTTGGCAAAATAGACAAGACTTGGATGCTTCAATAGTTGTTGATAACGTTTATCCGACAGATGCGGCTGATGTTTCTCCAAGAGACCAAAACAAGTGGGTGATTATGCCTAAGTGGGAGTGTCCAATATTAGACTTCCCGACAGCAAATAATGATTATGCTTTTAGTTCTTCGGTCAATGTTGGGGAGCACGATCCAAAGGTTAGAGGTATGTGGCATCAGTATGGCACAATGCCTTCGTCTTCTGCGGAAGGTGTGTTTATGTTCATTTCCGATGTGTCCGTTGATTCAACAGAGTTAAGACTTTTGGGCAATCCGACAGGCTCAGCAGCGCAACGATCTGATGAAGCCACAGGCACCTTCCTGAGTGGTACGGCAAAAGTCGAACTAGTAAGAAAGGTTCCAAAATTTGTGATAGACTCGGGGCGTGAAGTTGATTCGCTGGCCAGATTGGTTGGGTTTAAGGAAGAGGAGATTCAATCTCCTGGAACTTTCCAACCTGAAAAAGCCAAGAGGCTTGGACAGTTGGCAGAAAATGGAGAGAAAACAATTTCTGAGGCTGTATTGGCGATGCCATTCTACTTAGACCCCGAAAGTCAGGAAATGAAAGTGGTGACCCTTAAGGGCAATATGGATTCTTTAGGTCCTAAGGTCAAAGAGTTTAGGAAAAACTTTACAAAGTATTCTTTCCCGCCTCCGCTCAAAAAACAGCTTACTTCTTTGTTGCCGCCTAACTACCCGAAGGTTTCGAAATTTATTAATCCTTTTGGTGGCGACGAATATGATTCGATTTTGCCGACAGAAGAAGATGTAAACATTCCCGTCGTTTATCTTCTGGAGCACACAGTTGCTTTGTCTCGACAAGATCTCGCAGATATTTGGCAGGGCATAATGCCAGACATCGGAGCTTCTATGAAGACTAGCGTTTCAGCGATCGATCACTATATGCCAGGCGAAAGAGTTTCTGGTGTTGGTAATAAAACTATATTCCCAGAGCTTTTACTCAAGGAGTTAGAGCTAGGTTTACCCCGTAATGGGCACCCAAGGGTTGATCTCTTAGACATTGCCCCAGTCGGAACAAAAGATGGGTTTATCCCTGACATTAAATGGATGGTGTTTAAGGTTAAGGAACGAGGTGTTGATACCTTCTCAAGATTTATATCAGAAGAGTTAAACGGTGGACCAGGATCGTTCTCTTACGATAATGTTTTTGGAGTCATTGCGGACAATCTGCCTGAAGAACAAAAAGACTTCTTGCGAAGAAAGAAAACAGAATACACCAAGGGTCTCTATGTTAGCGATGAATTAGGGGTTGCTGGCAACACATACAATTGGCCGTATGACTATTGCTCACTAGTAGAGCTAGGTAAGTTATCTGTGAATGTTGGATTTAGAGCAGAGTTGGACCGAGAGGTTGAAGACATCTCAGAGGAGCAAGAAACCAACGCTAGAAGCAGAGGACAGCGAAACAGAAAGATTTTAGAAAATCAACAAGCAGATCAAGCTCGCATAAACAGAACACCTCCACCAATTCCAGTTGGTTCAGGTGATCCTGTCCCTCCTCCGGCTAACCTTCCAGGAATGGGACAACCAGTTCCAGAATTAGATCAGCCATTCTCTCCAGGGGATGAATTACCTGTAGGTTTGCCTGAAGGTATGGTCCCGCCTCAGCAGCAAGATCCTTTTGCCAACGAACGACCCATTTCTCCAGAGCAGTTTGATCCAGGAAAAATATCACCAGAAAATATTCCTCCCGAATTTAGGAATATGACCCCTGCCGATATGGAACGCCGTCGTGCTGAAGAAATGTCTAAAGCTAGAGAGCCTAGGCGTCCTGAAAATATGGGAAGTTTTACATCGCCCGTTCCAAGGCCAAACGGCGGGGGTAGTGAAGGCGGAAGCTATTAAATAACGAACTAATTTTCAACGGAATGTATTTATTGTATGTCTAAATTTTTTGATAGAAAAGAGCAGGTAATAGAAATAGAACTTACCAAGTATGGTAAAAGGTCTTTTTCTATGGGCAAGTTTGCACCAAAGTTCTATTCTTTTCACGATGATGACATATTGTATGATAGTGAATTTGGAACAAGTGGTAGTATAAAGAACAGCAATCCTAAGAACGACGAAGAAAAACAAAATGACATTGTTGATCGTATTAAGACTACACCAAGAGTCTCTGTCATAAGTGACAGTGGTTGGGAAAAAAATCATAAGTTTTTTACTGCTACTGGTGAAGATCACGCTGAAAACACAAATGCTGGCGCAGTAACTCCAAACCAGATAAGTCCTGCGACTGCAAAATTCTTAAGACCTATAGGGACAAGTAGTCCTTTAAAAAACTTCGCACCAGCTTGGGAGATAAAAACAATGCCTGGAAGCGAACCTCTTTCAGTTTCGGGCACAGAAGATTTCCCTCTTAGGAATGGAGCTTCAGGATCTGAAGTTATTGTCCCGTACTTTTCATCGAGCTTGCCATTAGAATACGAGGTAGACACAATTACAGTTAATGTGGATGCAAACAATGTTGTCATACAGGACGGCGGCAGAGAGGTAACCGAAGATATATTTGAAATAACAAAAGAGGGCAGGCTTCTTTTGGACATTCAAGAATTAAACACGGTCTTTAAATCTAACGGCAATTTTGATATTGAAGTGTTTAAGACGCCAATCAGACAAGGGCAAAGGCTCGAAGCTCAAAGATTACATTTTATTAATGACAGTTTTTTGGACGCTAACGGGCTAAGAATACAGGAAGACCCTGACGAATATGCAAGAGCCCTGGCCGGCGACGATGAAATTATAGGGGAAAATGTTCCGCTACTAGATCCTACTTATGTTGAGTATTTTCTATCTGTGAGGGTTGACGAGGCAATAGAAGAGGTTCAGGTTAGAGGCGACACCCTTTATCAAGGTGGTCCAACTGATCCTGTTGATCCGTGTGAGGACGTATAATGGCTAGCATAGTTTCACGAGACCAGAACAACTTCTTTCCAGATTTAGTTCCTGGATTGCAAAATAAGACAGAGCAAGTCTACTTGTCTTCAAATTATCCAAGCGTCACCATAAGTGACGTTACTGTAACCAATGATATTAAAACAACAGGTGAATCTGGTGACGAGGAAACTGTAACAATAGCTGTAAAGCCTAAATTGTCTGAGGCAGTTTTACCGGCCTTGGTAAATGACCAGAATTTTGTAAGGTTTTACAATACGGCAAATTACATCAATAATCTCAGAATAAGAGTTATTGCCTGCTTAGGGAATCAGGGATACGAATTAGATTTTATCACCCAAAGAATGAATGAGTATCAAGCTGGGTTAATGTCAATATCTGGAGAGGATAATGCAGACCAGTTTTTTGTTAGCTTGGTCAATAATCTGAACACTAGAAGTTATGGAATATTAGCACCAACTGGTCCATTCGGCGCAGAATCTCTCCTTAACATCGTTAAGACAAGCATTGGTAATAAAGTGTATTATAGCCCAACCTCAGTAAATGATGGTATTATTGTATATGATATGCCAGTTGATGATGCGCTTATCAAGGACAAAGACGGGAGAGTTCAGAGGGACCAAAAAACAAAACCAGTTAGAAAAAATGCAGGTGCCCCCTCGGCCGAAGAATTTCAAGACTATGTTCTAGACAGTTTGCTTCTAAAAACATTTGAGTTTAAAATTGGTAAAAATGAACAGTATACAAGCACTAACTTAGCGAACATTAGATTTTATGCTTTTACGTACTTAGACAACCAAGCCTTTCTAGAAAGCCAAGGAATACAAAATGATTTTGCAATTGGTGAGGAGGACAGACTTCTAGAGACGGGTATGGGGTTTATTCGTCGTTCTGTGTTTAGAGGAACAGAATTTGAGTTTGTCACGCAGCAAAATATACCGCTAGTTACTGGAGATGAAATACAGTCAGAGAACTCCAATCCTGCGTTGTCTGCTCGCCTATCTGACCAACGAGGCTACGAGCGTCTTAGTTTAGATAACTTTAAGGACCAAGTTACTGTAACAGCCAATCAGCTTCTAAGAAGGCAAGACTTTAACAACAAAATTTCAGACGAGATAAAGTCGGAAAATTTCTTTTCAGACTTCTGGGTTACCAGGTGCGAAGATGATAATGCAAGATTTGGTTTTGTTTTTGACAAGTTATCGTTCCTAACAAAGAAAAGCGAATTTCCATTTTTATATACTAATCCTGATACGGCTAGAGATTTACTAGAAGGCAACCAAGATTTGGATTTTGAAGATGACGTTGCGAGATGTTTAAACATCACAATGTCAAAAAGACAAATACAGACAAACAGATCACTGGCCTTGAACGATTTGACTTATGGGAGACAGAAAAAGTACGATGAATCTTATTACCGACCAGAAGAGGTAGTAGTAGAGCCTACACTAATTGAGAGCATTGGCGCACTTCTTGATCCAGCAGTTACTAGAAGGATGAGCTTTTATGAAGGCTATGACACCTACGAAGATAAGTTTAAGTCCTTGACCGCAGGGAGTTTTCAATACGCTGCTGCTGTAACCGTGTATGATCCATCGTTAACGTATTTAAGAAAATACATTTCCAGACTTTCTATACTCTCATCAAGAGCGCTTGGCGCTTATGATTTGATAGTGAACTCGCCGCCAGCGGAACTGGAGAGAAAAACAGGACTGGTAACTGACGGCATCGGGCTTTATGATATGGGACGAAATGAAAGAATAGTGCCCTTAGATTCTATTGCGTTCGATGGACAGACCTTGTTGGAATCTCTGAGGTCTGACATCAGGGATTATGTTAGCCTTTATACAAAAATGATACCAGCGACTGCTCTAAGTTTTGATGCGATTAATAATATGTTGGTGGCTATGGTTAGAAAGAAAGACCCACAGGGTATCAAAGACTTTTATGATATTGTCGAAGGATTTAAAAGAAGCATAGAAAAGATAATTGAAACTAAGCTGCCTAAGGATCCTGGACTTGAATCAACTACGGCCTTACAGAAGCTAGGAGCAAACACGACTCCAACAAGGATAAACATCCTAACTCACAAACATTATTTTGACGACCTATATGAATTTGGTAAAAGGTATGGAACAGGGTATTTGTATCTTTCAGAAGAGGTAGCTGGAAATGTTCCTAACCCTGGAGGTTTGCCAACATTTTCTAAAGACTTTTTTAACACCAGAAGGGGCGAAGAATTCAACAAATATTTTGGAACTTACAACCAGCCAGGTTCTGCTGGATCAAACGCTAGTCCCGACGGTACATCTTATGAGCTATCAAGCTACCAGTATTTTACTCCAAAAGCAATTAAAAATTTTGGAAAACAAACAATTGTACAAACTTCTTACAGATCCGAGGATGAAAATATACTCAACTATGATGTTGACAGATATGCAGATCTTCTATCTGATTTAGTCAATAGTAAAATCTATTCTCACAATAATGAGTTGCCATTTTTTTCGGCACAGGATTTTGATGTAACTCCTAGAGACTTGTTTAACAGCGCCAATAATTCATTGTCAGCCTTAGGGTGTACAATTAGCGAGGGTATTGAGCAGCAGTTTTCTATTCCAAGCGCTGGAGAAAATGTAACGAAAGTAATCAAAGTTGGTAAAGATGGCAATCCTACAGCAGATTCTGATGCGCCAAGAATTATCGGAACATTTCTTGGTGGCAATGATGATAGTGATATAGAGGCCAAAGATTTTCTCAAGACCACGGAACAAGAGTTGGCTCCATATGCAACTGGAACTTACGGTGCTATACTTGACCCATCCGCTATTGACAAAGAGGAGCTTCCAATAGCACCAGCAGGACTGCCACCCACAAAATTAACATTTGCAATACTTGGTGAGCTTGAATTAGATTCTAAGCTAGATAGCGTTAACTACCTTAAAGAGACTTTTAACTCGATGGTTAACAACGTTAACAAGCTAGGACTTGATGACACGAGTGTTCAGAGTGCAATCGAGGGTAAATATTCACAAATGCCAAATCAGTTTAAGTCTATGTTTGTTATCGCAACGTCGCAAAGACCAAAGTCTCTTGGTGGGGCTGGCTTTGATGCTGTCCGTCCACAGTTGGAAGATGTAGATATTGCAGATTTTTCGGACTCAATATCTTATATTAACCAAAACGAAGATTTCCCTCCGTATAAATCTGCCCGTGACCCAATGAAAACTTACGCTAAGTTTTTAACGTTTTGGATGAACTACAAGCAGATAGGGGTTGTTGAGTATCTGTCAGGCTTTGAAGATTTGGAAAATGTTCCGTTTGGTGTGAGGATTGGAAACTCGGACCCAACTTTCTCCAAAAAACCGCTAAGGCCTGTGTGGAGAAAGTTTACACCAGACTTTTACAATTCTTCTGTTCAGAGCACTTTTTTATGTCGTGTTAGAAACATATCAAAAAATGATTTGGTGCTTGAATCAGTTGCAGCTTCTGGGACAGTAAATAATCTAAACAAGGGTATCGATGTTGACTCTAGGGATTTGTTTGATCTTCCTATATACAATAGATACTTTATTTTAAGAGGACAGTAGTTTGGCAGCCGGCGATAGAAATAGACAACAAGAACCAGAGGTAAACGAGGTTGAACTCGGAGAAAGAAGGGAAACCTTTCTTGAGAACCTAACGTCAGAAGTTCAAGGTAATCTTGTTGCTAGTGGGCAAGAGTTTTATGAATTTGTCCAGCCACAGGGTAGCCCAAATCAAAAATATCAGTCATTAAATGTGTTGTCTGGACAAAGGAGTCCTGACTTTTCTTCAAGGCAGGTCATCGCACAGCGAGCATTGAGCTTATTGGATCCTATAAACAAATACTATAGTATGGGAAGTGATAGAAACTTGGCCGATAAAGTAACATTCACACCCTTGGAATCTAATGATGCATATGCTAATAGAAGACTTACACCAGAGGCTCCGACATCTGTTAATGTTAATTTTAGCATCCCTGGATACGTTAGGGATGGATCTAGGACAGTAATACTTGGACTTAACCAAGGTGATAAGGATGATATTATAGCTGCCCGAGCAGGAAGAGTTAGACGACACGTTGCAGCCAATCCTGGCGAGGAAAGATATCGAGGATATGTTTTTCCAGCAGAGTTTCCGAACAGCACAATAGGCGACCGCCCGTTTAATTTCTTCAATGAAATTAATAATTTAGCTTCCGCTGGATTCCCAGAGATATTTGAAACGTTTGCAGAGGTAGAAGATTTTTTCCCACGGGGGGTTGCTCTTGAAAACGGCTCTCGTACAAAAACAATTGGTGGTGACCCGAGGGTTATCCGAACTCAAAGAGGAACAGAAAGACTTTGGCAGCCCAGTCCTCGAATGAACAGAATTCTTCGTGTTTTAGATTATGATGACTTTGATGAATTTCTAGAAGATCATACTATGTTTACTCCTGAGGGAGTTGGTAACCCATATTATTCGAACGAACACATACCAGATAACCAAAGATTGTCTCCATACGATAGATACAACAACTCTTTAATAGCTGTGCTGGAAAGAATTCGCAGCGAGTATGGTATCAGTAAGGCTCTTGAGGCAGCCAACGCCGCACTTACTAGACAAGAGAGAATTATTCTTGCAGAACAGGCCGAGCCAGTTGTGTATGAATTTTATGATTTTGAAACTAGGACCAGTTTTGTTAGGGATCCTTTCACGGCAGTTCTTGAGGAGGTACCATCAACAAGAACCCAACTTAGCAGAGAAGCTAACGTTGCTCAGCCTGCCAGAATAGAGGGTGTTTACAACTATGGATTGCCTGGATATGAAAATTCAATTGCTAACAGTGCAATACCTGAATCGGCTTTGCCTAACCTCTATGTGTATCAATTGGCTGTTGGCGCTAATCCCATAGAGAATCTGTCTGGCCAGGGTTGGGACTCTTCACCTGAGGGCGATGAAGTAAGAAGAGGGTATGATGGATTAGTTAGACTAAACGAATTTATCACAGGCACGCTTCCGAGACTGAGGGCTCAACAAGCAGCAGACGAAGATAGGGGCATATCAGATTATCTTATTCAGTATGGCAGAGCAACCAGAAACACAAACGTTGTTATTGATCTAACCTCATCAATAGCAAGACGCTTCTACAATCAGACAACTGATGCAACCTCGATGAATTTGTTTGAAGAATTTAACGAATATAAAAATGAGTTTCCTCTTTATACAGAAATATCAATTCCGATGCTGGAGCAGGGCAGCTTAAATCAGTTTTTGAACAGAACACTTGGTGCTACTTCGATGGTAAACTCTATCATAAACCCTGAGATAGCTTCTTCTTCTGTTGGTTTTAGATTTACAACTTATGGTGCCATTGCTCCTCAGGGTGTTTCTAGGCTCGGACCAGATCAGTTTGACTCCAGGGAGAGAACTGTTTCTATAGTACAATCCAGACAACAAACAAGAGTGTTTGACTTTTCAGATTGGCTAAGAAATACGGCTCAATCTCTTCGTTCGGATAATATGTCAGAACTCAGTTTGAATGGTCCCTGGAGAGAAAGAAACGGTGGTCAGGCCGCAGTTAACGCTTGGACAAGTCAAATAAACAATCTTGTTAGAAGGCAGTCCCGCCAAAAAGCTGTAAAGTATAAAGAACTTCTAGAGGGGCGAAAAACATTAAGTGAATCCGAGACAATAGTCTACAAGCTTGTGAAATATGCTACCCGTGCAAACAGGCACGAACCACAACGCCGCAGGGTGTTACAAAATTACTATTTTGCGAACACTAATGAAATCGATCTCCTTAGGTTTGTGGACACCCAAGTTAAATCAAACAAATATTATCAGTACGAGCTTTATGCATATGATGTTGTTTATGGGTCTAAGTTTTTGTTTAGAACAAGGTTTGCGTCTTTCCCAGGGGCGAGAGATCAGTTAATAGCAAGACAAAGAGGATCTAATGAGGGTGGGACTCTTGGTTTCTATTCGTTTAACGTAGACACACAGCCAAACGTTAAGGTTATAGAATACCCACTAATTATTGGCGGGTGGAAGACCACAGATGATGGAAGTGGGAGAAGATTTATTGAGCGTTTTGCTGCTGCTAGTATGGCCGGACGACCTGACACGTTCGTAGGTGGTGTGGCTTATCCGATTGTTAAGATCATACCATATCCCCCTCTCACGCCTGAAGCAAGTATCTTTTCGTATCAAAATACAAGCAATAAGATTTTGATAAACCTTTCTCCCTCGGTTGGGGAATATGTTGGTGCGAACGCCCTAAATTATATTGCGTTTGATCAGCAGGAAAGAGAGGCTCTTCAGGAGCTAGAGTCTAACCAAAGAATCCAAGACCCGTCCCAACCAGCCAACAGAATAAGCTACAAAGAAAGTCGAAGAGCACCAGAAATGCTAATCTATCGAACTGATGAGATTAACACAAATGTAGCAAAGCCTGAGGACTTGTACAGATCTTTTTCGGGCAAGCTGCTTAAAAGGCTCAATATAAATGCATCCGCTGGAGCAGAGGATTTTGCCCGTGCTTACGATTTTGTGGATGACATTCAGCCTAATAGAAAGTATTACTATACATTTAGAGCGGCCGCAGGACAATTTTTTTCAAACCCAGGACCAATTTATGAAGTTGAGCTTCGTCTAAGTGAGGGGTTTTATACACCGATTGTTAAAGAATATACTCCAGAGGTAACAACAACAAAGATGCCCTCCAAGAAGATGAAAAGATTTATAGAAATAAAAGGAGCAGACATTCAAACTTTACCTTTTGCAGAGGTTAGTCAAAATAGTGGATTCTCTAATTCAAGGACTGGGTTGTTTGCCTCGGAAAAAAGTTTAGTCCCACAGATAGGTGACAACGGGATAACTGGGAATCAATTTGTAGTGAGAATTACTTCGAGGGATACAGGAAGGAAAGTTGATATTGTTCTCAACTTTACAAGCACCGAAAACAGGTAAAAGGATCAAAAAGATAAAAACAATACTACTTATTAAGAACTACGACGTTCAACAATAATAGTTATTCATAAGAGGGAGCCAACATGGCGTTTTTAGATAACAGTGGCGATATTATTTTAGATGCGGTTTTAACTGACACTGGCAGAAAAAGATTAGCGGCGGGCGACGGCAGTTTCCGCATTGCAAAATTTGCTCTTGGTGATGATGAGATAGACTATACATTGTACCGAAACAGCAATGCTGCCGAGGGTATCCACCCCAGCGGCTCAGCATATTATGACATAAACATTTTGCAGTCTCCTATTCTTGAGGCCTTTACAAACAATACTTCTATCATGAACCATAAGTTGGTTTCATACGTTCGAGATGATTTGCTTTACTTGCCAGTTATCAAGAACAACGATACTATTTCTCAGACAGTTGACAAAAACACCGCAGCGCTTTCAGATATTCCAGTAGGTGGATATCTAGTGACAACTGATTACACAACCTCTGACCCCGACACATTTTCGACCTCGACGGCCACTTCGCCGTTTAGAACATTTATCGGTATAGTTCGTGGCAATCGCAGCTTTGCTACAGCAGGTCAGTTTATCTGCTTAGACCAGGGGATAGACAACACAGACCTGTCAGTTCAAAAGTTGGACACTGCGGACGCTCTTAGGGAAACACAATATTTGGTAGAAATGGATAATCGTCTGGGGCAGGTTCTGTCCCTCGATGGAACAACGGTGGCTAGACCGTCATTCATAGATGACGACAACATCGCTAGCTACTATTTCTCGCTAAATTCAAATGCACAATATTTTTCAGCACCAGATGGACAGGCTCCTGGTGTTGCTGAATTTAATAGATCTACAAATGACGACTCACCCGCAGATACTTTCTCGGTGATTGGGGATACGAATGGTGGGCGATATGGAACTAGATTTGCATTCCGTCTACTGGCATCAGAAAACCTTCAAACTAGTAACGTTTTGTTTGACAAGCTTGGCGGCACCACTGCTGCTGACTATGTGAGCAGCGGCAATTCATTTAGGTTTGTAGACTCAACAATTAGAGTTACAGGTTTTACAACTGGCTATAGAGTTGATATCCCTGTGAGATTCGTTAAGAAGGTATAATAAGGGTTAAACAATGGCAACATCTTTTAAAACACTACAGGCTTCTGACATACAGTCATCGAGAACTAAGCTTCATGAGGCCATCCCGATTACGGGGACAATTGTTTCGGGAACCTATTTGGTGGCAAATGAGTCTACCAACGTTAAAAACTTTAGTCACGGTATGTTCCAAAGCGTGTTTGACTATCCGTACCTAAGTTCCTCTGCTAACCACATCTTTGATATCACGGTTGGTCTGAGTGCCAATTCAGCGTTGTCAGCTTCGACTAACGTCCAGGGCAAGCAAAAACTACAATTGTATAACCAAATGGCACAGATATTGGTGGGTCATGATGCAACTGGAAGCATTAGGGAGTTTGACAAAGATGGCGATTTGACTTCTGGCGAGAAGTTCCATGATGCAATCTTCTTTAACTTCTCAAGACTTTTAGTTAAGGACGAGATTCAAAAAGGCACTTTTAGGATGAACTTTAGTGTTGATCCCACTGGTGCTTATGATCAGATAGCTAGAACAAACAGAGTCATACAAATTCAAGACTCAAGTGGTTCCACGTCCTTTAAGACAAATTCACCTGCTGGTGAATACGGACTGTTGTTTGTGACGTCTTCAAATAGCGGCACTCTTAATACGATGCCAACCGATAACCAAGGTTTGCTGTGTGGTCTCCTGTACTATCAGGCGGGTATCGCTGTTCTTACTTCTTCCTTGTTTAAAGTTCAGGCAAGTGGCGGTCTCCTTGGGAACGATCTCTATGGTTGGGGCGAAGACCTGGCCCCTGACTCGGGTGGTAAAGTTACTATGGACAGTGCCTCAAACCGTAATATTGATGAGGACCTACAAGCGAACTCAATCAGTGGCACCGCTAATGATTTAAGAAATAGACTTCAAGACATATACTTTGCTAACACTACGGAGCTAAACTCAACAATTTACTTCTGTCGTGCTAACGCTTCTGATTTTAACTATTCAAGTAACCCGACGTACCTGTCAAAAAGCCAGATTAGAGTAAAAGAAACAAGAGAAGATTCTCCTGTATCATACATTACGACTGTTGGGCTTTATGGTGCGAACAACGAGTTGCTCGCTGTAGCAAAACTTAGCGAACCGCTTAAGAAAACTCCATCAAATGAGTTTACGTTACGAGTCAGACTAGATTACTAGCGGAGGTGCAAAATGCCGTTCCTCCACGAGTTTGGTCCCGACGATATATTTCAAAATAATTTAGAGACTTCGCCAGGCAAAAAGTTTACGGCCTACAGTGGATCTCTTTATGTTAATGAGTCCAGATACAAAGGTGTAAACATCGGCACTGGATCAATAAGTTTGTATGAACTTAATGTAGACAGGACAACAAGTCCAGACGATACAAACACTGTTCATGCGTTTATCATAAAAGACGGATCTAATATGTCTTTCCAGAGCGTTGCCACTGGAACATACAGCGAAGCAGAATATGGAACAAAGCTCACAGGGGCATATCCGTTAACTGCTAGTATAAGTCGGCAATATATTTATGGAGGCAGAACATACCCTTTTGCATATACAATAGGTGTTCAAGATATAAACAGAGCTTCGGCCAACACAACAGACTTGTATTTTAGCCAAAGTAAAAGTTTATTGGCGTTGAGAACATCGGTTGAAAAATACAAAAGATACAGCCCCCTTTACACGTTCTCAGGAAGCAAAACAGTTGACCCAACTATCCCTCCATTCTTAACAGGTGCTATTAACCTGATAAGTATTCCCTCCATTTTTTATGGATCGAGTATCGAAAGAGGTAGTGTTGATTTAGAGTTTTACTACACTGGCACCCTGATGGATAGGTGCAGGGACGAAAAAAGAAACGGCGAACTGATTTCAGTCCAACCAGGTTCAGAGGTAAGCGGTACAACAGTTGGACTTGTTTTGTATGACGAGGGTTTTGTGTTCTTGTATAACGAAGAGCCAATAAACGGAAATGCAGCAATCCTTGATTCTTATACAGCTACTGGATCAGAGGGAGCAGGCCAAGGCTTTAGACCAAACTGGACATATTTTTGGTCATATAACACAGGATCCTCTGGCAGTCAGGGTATCGCTGCCGCCGATGGTGTAGACCACGCTCCAGGTGGAGCCACTAGAACAGACGCAAACTTTGGGTATTTTCCTAGTTCAAGTCACTTTGCGATGAGTTTCCGAGGTAAAAATACCATACCAACTTTAACAATGTTTGCTAACGCACCAGCAGGGAAACTTAACAACTCACTAAATCCAACTTGGATTTCGTCATCCTACTCGAACTGGAAAGAACTAGTTCACTTTGATAGTTCGTCCTATGTTGAGCCAAAAGAAATTGCTATCAAAAACACAGTAGAATCCGAATACTGCAATCACGAAGACCAATTTGAAAAGCAAACATTCATTAGTAAAATTGCTATTTATGATGACGACAAAAATCTTTTGGGCATAGCGAAGTTAGCAACTCCTGTGCTTAAAAAAGAAACTGATTCTTACACGTTTAAACTTAAGCTTGATTTCTGATATAGTTTTTATATGATACTAGGATTAGACATCTCTACCACCATGGTTGGTGTTGCAGTTGTAAACCCAGAAACTCGTGAATTAGTTGTTGTTGATGGATGGGATATATCGAAAGCTAGCACGCTTTTTGAAAAGGCTGAGATTATTGGGGCAGAACTATACACACTAAGATCTGAATATAACATTAAAGAGGTTTTTATTGAGACCGCTCTTAAAAAGTTTCTTCCTGGCAAGTCAAGAGCGGACACGATCATAAAGTTAGCAAAATTTAACGGCATAGTTTCCTGGATTTGTTTCGAGTGTTTTGAAAAAGACCCTGTTTATATTAATGTGAACACGGCTCGAACTTTGTACGGATTGTCATTTCCAAGAGGCACAAAAGGACCGCAAAGGAAAAAGATGGTCATTGAGGCTGTTATTGAAAAAGAAAAAACAGCTTTTAAATATGAGATGGCCAGAGGTGGACGTAACTACAAAAAAGGAACTGATGATCGGGCTGATGCTGTTGTGATCGCCCGTGCTGGCGAGTATTCGATAAGAAACAAAAATAACAAAGGGTTTCTTACAGAAAAAATTATACTCGTTGATTAATATCTTGACCTAAGCAAAACCTGTGGTATTATGCTTGTGAAGGGAGGTGTCCCTATGAGATACCAAGTTTTTAGTGATATGGATGGTGTCCTCGTCAACTTCGAGGATGGTGTCCTTAATTATATGAACAAGCGCCTGCGAGAACTTCGCCACGAGCCTGATCATCCTGACTACAAACTTGCCCGCTCGGCAGCCAAAGAACTTGGCGGCTGGGATGTGGTAATCAACAAGTGGCACATTGCTCGCTCTGATCAGGAGAGTAGCCTGCCTCGGAACTATCGTGTCCGAGACTTTATGTACCGACTGGTTGAGGACGACGTTGACCTTTGGGCAAACCTCGGCTGGGAGCGGGGCGGCAAAGAACTTTGGGACTACATCAAAGACATCCCAGGGCTAGAGATCTTGTCTGCCCCGATGGCCGAAGGCTCTAAGGTTGGCAAACGAATCTGGGTTGAACGAGAGCTAGGACTTCCAGTAGAAAAAGTCAACTTGTCTGACAGTAAGAAGCCATACGGAGTCTGGAACGGCAAGCAGGGTCTCTTAATCGACGACCGTGATAAATACGTCAACGAGTTCCGTGAGGGTGGCGGCATTGCCATCAAGCACGACCCCGACAATGTTGCGGCAACGATCGCACAACTTAAAGAACTTGGGCTGTGATTGTTTAGTGACCCTAATTCAGTAAAGAAAAAGAAAATCCTTGACGAGATACTCGGCAGAGCGTATCGTCAAGGTAAGGAGTATCTATACGAGTCTCGCTGTTGCTCGCACCACAAACCCAAGCTGTCAGTCAATTTTGACAAGAATGTAGCTAAGTGCTGGGCGTGTGACTTCCGCACCAAAAATTTACGACGCCTTGTCAGGCGTTGGGGCGATGTAAGTCACATCCATAGATGGAAGGACTTTGACGCCGATATTGAGTTGGGCGACCTAGACAACCTGTTTGCGAAGGAAGAAGATTCTCCGCAACGAATTGACCTTCCAAATGAGTTTCAAACACTTACTGGTCGCTCTCACCCTGCCTCGGCAAGAGTGCCCCTAAACTATCTCCGCAAACGTGCCGTTGAACAGAAGGACGTTCTCTATTGGAAGATTGGCTACTGCGCTTCTGGGGAATACAAAAATAGAATTATTCTCCCATCGTTTGACGAAGAAGGCTATTGTAACTTTTTTACGTCCCGCACATATGACCCCAATGTCTGGCCTCCTTATCTCAACGGACCAGGGAACAAAGATATCATCTTTAACGAACTGCTGATTGACTGGGAACGAGAGGTCACTTTGGTCGAGGGTGTCTTTGACGCAATCGTTGCTGGCGAGAACAGTATTCCACTGCTCGGCTCAACACTTCGGGAAGACAGCAGACTCTTCAGAAAGATTGTAAAAAACGATACACCAGTCCTGTTGGGATTGGATGCTGATGCCCATAAAAAAGCCATGAAACTTGTGAAGGCTTTGCTGGCTTATGATGTAGAAGTTCGACTGATGGATACGTCTGGCTACAAAGACATCGGCGAGATGCCACAAGAGGTTTTTGACGAACGCAAAGAAGATGCTCCTTTTATTGATTCTGATGCCTACTTAATGAGGATTGCTTTATTGGCATGAGGGTTAAGAATGAAAGTGACAATGTCGCAACTTCGAACAATGGTTGAACAAGCCCTTGTCGAGAAAAAGAAGAAGCGTAAAAAAAAGAAGAAGAAGAAAAGCGGTGGCAAAAAGGACGCTTGCTATCACAAGGTTAAGGCACGTTATGATGTTTGGCCATCCGCTTATGCCTCTGGTGCCCTAGTGAAGTGCCGTAAGGTTGGTGCTGCCAACTGGGGAAACAAAAGCAAAAAAGAAAGTGTCGAGCAAGACCCTCTCCGTGATATGATCCGTGAAGCCATTTCAGAGTTGTCCGAAAAAAAAAGTAACCCTCGCATCCCAAGAAAAAAAGGACAAAAGGCAAAGTCAAAAAAGCATAGCGATCTCTACACAGATGAGGACCCCAAGGGTACAATCCACGGACTGAAGTTCGCCACTGAGGCAGACGCAAAGAAAAGCGTATCCAAGATTAGAAACTCCAGCCGCTCACACGCTCACAAGGTTCAAGCCGCTGTGGCTATGGAACAAAGAGCCAAGGCAGCGGGCAAAGCCTCTGCCGCCGCAGTTTACAGAAAATACATCAACTCTGTAAAAAAAGATGAGAACCTCGAAGAAGAACCTATCGAGGAAAAGAAAAGAAAACTAACCAAGAAACCTTCGTCTGAAACAAGTCTGCGTGACTGGTTTGGTCGCAAAGGTGCCAAGGGTAGCAAAAGCGGATGGGTGGATTGCAACACCTGCCGCAAAGATAAAAAGACAGGCAGAAAGAAATGTAGTGCCTGCGGTCGTGAAAGCGGCGAAAAACGAGCAAAGTATCCGAAGTGCCGCCCTACTCCGTCAGCTTGTGGGGACCGAGGTAACTACGGCAAAAAATCAAAGGCAGGTAAAAAAGGATGAAAAAACTACTAACAGAGTGGCGTAAATTTCTGAAAGAGATTGACTATGATGTAGAGGCATCTGTCGAGAGAGATGTAGACTTTGGTAAGCACGCCGACATTAAAATGGAAATTGAAAATGCTCTAGATGATGCTGGTCAAGACTGGGTTCTGGGTATGGATGATTGGCCCGCCGAAACTGGACGGACACCAGAAGAATTCCAAGAAGTGATGGATCAAATGGAAGCATCCCTCCAAAAAAACCTGGGCGTCAGTGTTAAGGGTTTGCTGGCAGGTGAGTTAAATGAAGAGTATTATTATATTTCTGACGCTTCTTATGATGATGGCACTATTGTTGAAGATATAGAATTTTGGGACGATGTAGTTGTCGAAGCAGAATATCGTGGCCGCAAAGTTACCCTTAACAAGCCTACTCGTGGCGATGTAAAGAAATTCAAGGTTTATGTCAAAGATCCTAAGACGGGGAACGTAAAGAAGGTTAACTTTGGGGACAAAAAAATGAGAATTAAAAAGTCCAACCCAAAGCGCCGCAAGTCTTTCAGGGCTCGACATAACTGTGATAACCCAGGACCAAAAACAAAGGCTCGCTATTGGTCTTGTAGGAAGTGGTAAATGAAACAACTGATGACCGAGTGGAGAAAGTTTCTCCAAGAGGAGATGAAGGTTGTTATCAAGGCAGCAAAAGATTTTGTTTGTCCGCCTGCAACCCAAGACCTGGAACTCAACACAAAGAATCGTGACGCTTCTATAAAAGCAGAACACATCCAGTATGGACCACTCAATGTAGATGAGCCAGGTGATTACTGGAAAGATATAGCCGAATATTGGAACACGACCGAAGAGGCTGCTAAAAAGTCTAACTGCGGTAATTGCACCGCTTTTGATATTTCCCCACGAATGGACGATTGTATGCCAGGCGTGACTTCTGACGACGATGGCAGACTTGGCTACTGCTGGATGCACCACTTCAAGTGTCACTCTGCTCGCTCTTGTCGCACTTGGGCAAAAGGCGGACCAATCAAAGAAGACAGTGTGTCTTACGAGTGGCAAGAAAGAAACGACTTCGGGGACGAATAATGAAAAAGTTGATGACCGAGTGGCGTAATTTTGTCAAAGTACAAAAAGTAAATGAAAAGGTTTACAAGCAGTATGCCTCTCGCTTGAGCGAAGAACTCCAAGAGGTTTTCTGGAATTTGTCGGAAGACCAAAAAGTATTTGTTGTTGAAGACTGGATAAGCCAAGGACGTCCAGCCGACCATCTTATGGAAGAAAAGATGGCTGACCTTGATGCCGAACAAGCATACAGCACAAAGGTTAAAGGCGTCAATGTTATTATCAACTTAAAAGATACAGACCTTCAGGCAACTAAGCACAGCAAAGAGCGACAGTTCCGTCACGACGAAAAGATTTCCAACCGAGCAATCATCCAAGCGGTTGAACTAGCCATCGGCAAAATCATTCAGGACTATGCGAACGGCGAACTGGGCAACGACGAGCCTTTCCATATCCGTATGGTAGGCAGAGGCAAAGTCCCAGCCCTCAATGTCATCGCTGTTTTGGATATGCGAAAAGGCCCGGACACAATAAAAGTAATTACAGTCATGCGTAAAGATGACTTTAAGACAGATAGCTTTGGAGGCGGTGAGCAAAAAACTTACACGGTACAATCACGATGAAAAAGATAATGATAGAATGGCGACAATTTTTGAACGAAGAGGAACAACAACCTATTACAGTTGGCCAACTAAGGGCTGTGGTAGAAATATTGTCTTCTGAGGTAGATGTTTCCGAAAAACAATCAAAACTTAAGAAACTAGGAAAATTGGGCTTTAAAATAGGGCTGGGTCTGATCCCAGTGGTTGGCACTGTTTTAAGAGATGGGGCTGAAATAGTGGACAATGTTACAGGTTTGTTCAAGGCTGCAACCAGTCCCAAAAATATAAACCAAGGGAAACTAGACAACAAACCTTGGGTAAAGATGTTGGGAATCGATCCTGAATTTTCGAAGATAATAGACGATGAGGTCGAGAGAGAATTCCTAGACAAGTATATTGAGAGATATACTAGCAAGATTATGGGTCTTTCTGATAACACTCCTTTGCCTAATTTTACATCCGCTCTCGCAAAACATATTAACAAAACAAAACTAAATCCTACTCCTTCTCGGATGAGGATATCTAAAAAATGAAACTGATTATGGAAGGGTGGCGAGGCTTTCTCCAGGAGGGAAGGTACGAAGCAGCCACAACAGAACTGACCCGCAAGGTAATACCTTATGTCAAATATATTATTGACGAGGTTATTCCTGGCGAGAATGTCCAAAACTCACAAAAGGACTTGATCCTTGTAACTCCCAAAAGATATGAAAGAGGTAAAGGACTACCAAAAGAACTTGACGAAAAAATGTATTCTGTTTCGTTCAAATTTTATATTGATAAAAAACTAGCAGAAGAAACAGGGGACAAGTTCCAAATCGGCGGGGCTTTTATGGGAGACCCACAAGACCCAAGAGACAGTTATATGGTAGTCAATAGTTATTTGGACATCGGCTTCAATGAGCAAGACCTGAACTCTTATCTTGGCGAACTCAAATCAGTCACCATCCACGAGATTCAGCATGGCGGCCAAACTGATGACGTGTTGAAAACTTCCGACCCCCGCACTAACAACCCTATGGGCGGACTCAACTGGAACTATAATAAACTTGATGGTGTCCGTGGATATTATGCTTCGGAATCTGAAACAGATTCTTACACTAAAGAAGTTTACAAAAGAGCAAAGTATTACAAGATACCCTACACGGAAGCATTGGATAGGCGTCTCAAACAATTCTTTGATATGTTCCGCCGACGCCGAGACAAGATGAACGCCGAAGACGAAAGAGAAACTCCTGGGGAATACAGAGTTCAATACACTGAAGAAGAACTCAAAGACTTCTTTTTCAAGGAACTACGTGACAAGTATATTGAGTATGCTAAAACGAAATACCCAGAGGCCGTGGGAATATGAAAAAACTACTAACAGAGTGGCGGAAGTTTTTGAAAGAAGCCCAAGAAATATCAATTGATATAGAAGGTGCTACTATCGATGGTGTTATTCATAGCAATATCGACCGGCTAATGAACTGGGCGAACAAAGAAGGTGTTAGTGAAGAGGTGATACAAAACCTTGAACTACCTGTTGCTATAATGAAAAATGCTTTTGTCCCCGAAGAAAACAGA